ATACATTTTGTCCGGCAGATCAAGGCATTGCTCTTTCAGGATGCGATTACTAAAGCGGTCCAGCTTCAAGTTCAACTCATCCAGACGCCGGTAGCCGACAATCTCTTGAAAAGCACGAGTTCCCATCTTACGCTTTTGAACAAGCGCATAGCGGTTCTGAAAGGCGTAATAACTGTTAAAGCCAAGCGCATTAGACGACAGGACAGCACACTGACTATATAAATCCATCGGGGACTTAGTGACAGGCGAACCGGTCAGGATACGCCGATACTTAGCCTCTTTAGCCAGCATCATTATGTTCTTAGTGCGTGTCGCTTTGCGGTTTTTGATAGTCGTGCTCTCATCAACTACCATGATATTGGCAGGGTTTTTGGTCAAAAACATATAAGCGGCCTTTGTGCCACGCGGCGTGGACAACGCCTCGACGTTCATTACAAACACTTTGAGGCCGTCAAACGGCTCATACACCAAAGCTTTCATCTCATCCTGAAACTTTTTAGCCGTAGATGGCGTCCAACGCACAACCATGCGCTCAATGTCGTCAGGTAGGTGGGTGGGGATTTCTCCTTTTACCCAGTTGTCATAAACGCCTTTTGGTGCCAAGATTAAAGCCGCACTAACTCGCTTTGCCTCATATAGCGCACCGATAGTGTCAATCGCCACTTTGGACTTACCTGTTCCCATCTCCATGAACAGCGCATAATAGTCCGCGGCCCACGAGTCTTCTAGGGCTTTCCGCTGGTGATCGAAGGGTTCAGTCTTGAACTTGTAATTTTTCATTAAAATTCTCCTTGACTATGCGAACATATACGCTTATATATGACATTGTCAAGACCCGAACGGTGTCTTTAACCACGATAGGAGAAACGCGATGAGCGATATTTTCGATCAAATGGAGCAGGACTTTGAACAAAGTCTAGCAACCTCCGTTGAAAAACTGGACCAAGGTGACCTGACTACGGTTGCTGGGGTGGCCAGAGCAATCCGTGACAAAGAGAGGGCTATCAACGACCTTGAGCAGAAGCTGAAGGACGAGAAGAAAGCCTTGCTTAAAATGACGGATGAAGACCTACCTACCATGCTTGCAGAGATTGGTCTGTCTAGCATGAAATTGGATGACGGCTCAGAAGTGACTGTCAAACAAACCTACGGGGCAAGCATCCTTGTAGATAACCGGCCAGCCGCTTACGACTGGCTCAGAGAGCATGGGTACGATGACATCATCAAAAATACGGTTGCCTGTCAATTTGGTAGAGGGGAAGACGACCGAGCGTCGGCGTTCAAAGCCTTTGCCGAAAAAGAAGGCTACTTCGCCGAACAGAAGACTGAAATCCACCCACAAACACTCCGTGCGTTCGTTAAAGAACGGGTGGAAAGTGGTGACGAGTTCCCGATGGAACTCTTCGGAGCCTTTATAGGCCAACGAGCCGTTGTCAAAGGGAGCAAATAAAATGGCTGATAAGAAAAATGCTGTAGCAGAGCAAAAAACTGCTGAAATCGTTCAGTTCGATCCATCAATGTTTGAAGCGGATGCCGGAACTGGTCTTGAAAATATGGGTCAAGACGACCTTGCCCTGCCGTTCCTGAAAATTCTGGGCGGTATGAGCAGGGAACTTGACGACCTTGAAGACGCTAAGAAAGGGGACATCTACAACACCGTCTCTGGTGGCGTTTACAGGGGCAAGGATGGCATTCGTGTCATTCCGGTAGCCTACCAGCGTCGGTTCATCCAATGGGCCCCCAGAGGCGAAGGAACGGGCGCACCGGTGGCAATCTATGCTCCGGGTGAGGCTACGCCAAAAACCGAGCGTTCAACCGAAGATAACAAAGAATATGTTACCGACGGTTCCGGTCAGTATATCGAAGAGACCCACCAGCATTTTGTAATCGTGCTGAATGAAGACGGGTCTGCTGAGACAGCACTGATCGCGATGAAATCAACCCAGCTAAAGAAGTCCAGAAAATGGAACAGCATGATTTCGTCACTCACTATGCAGGGCAAGAACGGGCCGTTCACACCGCCGCGTTTTAGCCATGTGTATCTGCTCAAGACCAATCTTGAGGAAAACAGCAAAGGTAGCTGGCACGGCTGGGAAATGAGCCGTGAAGGCCCTGTGCAAGATATGGCCCTCTACAACCGCGCTAAAGACTTTAATGCAAGCATTCAGTCTGGTGACGTTGTTGTAAAGCATCAGGACGATACCGTAGGCGGGGACAACTCCGACGACGTACCGTTCTAAACAGTTGGGGTGGCGTTATAGCGTTATAACGTCACCCTTTTCTTTTTGGGGGCGTCATGTCTGTAGAAAAGTTTTCAGCCATATTTAACGGCCTACAGTTGGCCTATGGCACATATAAAATAGAAAAGCAGCAGGCTAACGGGAAGAACACCGGTAGAGCCGCCATCATACGCGAACCGCGCACCACGGAACTGTGGGCGGGGCACCTGTCCGGTAAGGGGCGGGGTATTGGAATTATACCTATCAATGAGGATAACCAGTGCGTATGGGGCTGTATCGACGTTGACCAGTATCCGTTAGATCACAAGCTTCTAGTTGAGAAAATCCGCAAGTTGCAACTGCCACTCGTTGTGTGCCGTTCAAAATCTGGCGGAGCGCACTGCTTCCTGTTCACCACAGAATGGGTAGACGCCAAAGATATGCAGTCAACTCTGCAACAGGTGTCAGCCGCGCTGGGATACGGTGGTAGCGAGATATTCCCAAAGCAGGTCAAACTACACCTCGACCGCGATGATGTAGGCAATTTCCTGAACCTGCCGTATTACGATGCAGAAGACGGCCTACGCTACGCTATTAAAGATGACGGCAGTTCTGCCACGCTAGAAGAGTTTTTTGAATTATACGAAGCGCACAAGCAGACACCAGAGCAGTTGCTGAAACTGCAAATCGGTGATGAAGCAGAAGCGGCGCAGATGAAAGATGGACCGCCTTGTCTGCAATTCTTGCTGAAGAACAAAATCAGCGAGGGCGGGCGCAACAACGGTCTGTTCAATATCGGCGTGTATCTCCGCAAGGCCTACCCCGATAGCTGGGAGTCAGAAATCCTGCAATATAATATGCAGTATCTAGTGCCGCCCCTGCCGTTGAATGAAGTCAACATTGTGGCAAGGCAGTTAGAGCGTAAAGACTACGCCTACAAATGCTCAGATGCCCCCATCAACGCGCATTGCAACAAGGAATTGTGCCAGACCAGAAAGCACGGCATCGGTGCCGCTATCCAAGGCGCGGCCATTGCCAACCTGCGTAAATATAATTCAAACCCACCCGTCTGGTTTCTGGATGTAAACGGCGAACCGCTTGAACTGGATACAGAAGGCCTGATGAGCCAGCCTACTTTCCAGAAGGCCTGTATGGAGCAGTTGAACTTTATGCCGCGCTCTGTAAGCAAGCAGGTCTGGGAAGGCCGTATCGGTGGCCTGCTGACAGAAATGAAAGACAATGAGAGCGCGATTATAGAAGTGGCAGAAGACGCCAGCATCAGCGGCCAGTTCTATGATTACCTAGAAGAGTTCTGCGTCCATCTACAGAAAGCCAACGACAAGGAAGAAATCCTGCTCAAGCGGCCTTGGACAGATGAAGAGTCCGGCATCACTATGTTCCGGCTCAAAGACTTTGAAGCCTTCCTCAAGCGCAACAAGTTTTTTGAATACAAGTCACACAAGATCGCCCAGCGTCTACGCGACAAGGGCGGCGAAAGCAAACTGTTGAAGATTAAAGGCAGGCCTGTCCGTGTGTGGCAAATCCCATCCTTTGAAACAGCCGAAGTTGAGTTCAACACGCCTAGCTTTGGCGGCAACCAGACGGAGGCACCCTTCTAATGTTACTAGCAGATGGATTTAATGACGCCGTCATCGGCACAGGAGAACGAGCAGGTCAGCCCACAATAGTGGTGTATGACTTTGATAGATGCGTGGCAATTCTATGCGAACGGGACAACATGAGCATAGATGAGGCTGTGGACTATATGTATTTCAATGTCATCGGCGCGTGGATGGGTGATGAAACCCCCATCTTCATGCGTCACGTTAACAGCGTCGAGGACTTAACTGATGTTGACTAGGAATCAGGAAATTTACAAAGAACGGGTGGTTGAAAAGCGCACTTTGCAATCCGTCGCGGATAAACACGGTGTATCCCGTGAGCGGATCAGACAAATTGTTGCCACCATCGAAGCCAGAGAAAGCCTGCTGAAGTCTTTCCCAGAAGTGCCTGTCTATGTCAAAGACATCCCGTGGAGGGTTCGCACATATAACTGCCTGTGCAACGAAAACCTAACGCCGATGTTCCTAGCGGAGTTTGTCGAATACGCCAGAAGAAACGACCTACGCAGGATACCAAATCTAGGCAAAGTAAGTCTGCGCGAAATTAAAACAAACTTAGCCCAACACGGTTACGAGTTGCCCGATGGATACTAAGATATTCCGTATATACGGCCCGCCCGGAACCGGTAAGACTACAGCCCTGCTTAACAAAGTGGACGAAGCCCTGTCTTCCGGCGTCAACCCTGCCCATATCGGCTACTTTGCCTTCACCCGCCAAGCGGCTAACGAAGCCAGCGAACGCGCCTGCACACGCTTTAACTTTGAGCCAGCACAACTGCCGTGGTTCCGCACCCTGCACAGTTTTGCCCTAAAGCTGTCCGGTATTCGCCAAGAACAGGTCATGCAACCAGAGCACTACAAAGAGTTAGGCCACGCTATCGGCCACGACCTTGTGGTGGACAGCCGGTCAATCAGCGGCGAGGAAGTGTTCGACCTGAACAAAAACAACAACCCCATCATCAGCCTGCTCAATCTGGCACGGCTACGCAAAATTGATTTGCGGCAACAATATGACGAAAGCGAACTGGACATCGAATGGAGCACCGTCAAGTATGTCTCCGACTG